ATGACCACCACGCCCCGACAACCCCTGTTCTGCGCCCACGCCGACACCAACGGCGACCCGGGCCGCTGCGCCTGCGGCCAGCAGCTCGCCGACGTCGGCCCGGCCACCCCGCCACCGCCCTGGTGCGAACCCGGCACCGAACCCATCTGGGAGCAGCTCACCGAACGATACGGCGGCGTCACAATCTGCCAGTGGACACGATATTTTCCGGCCGGCGACCCGGTGGCTGCCGACGTGTGGATCGCCGCCGACGATCGTGTCGTTGACGGCCGGGTGCTGCGCACCCAACCGGCGATTCACTACACGGAACCGCCCGTGTTGGGGATCGGCCCGGCGGCGGCCCGCCGGCTGGCCGCTGAGCTGCTCAACGCCGCCGACACCCTCGACGACGGCCGCCGGCAGCTAGACGACCTCGGCGAACACCGGCGGTGAACACCGCGACCCGGGTCCGGCTGGCCCGCAAACGCGCCGACCGGCTCAATCTGAAACTAATCAAGAACGGCCACCACTTCAGGTTGCGTGACGCCGACGAGATCACGCTGGCGGTCGGGCACCTAGGGGTGGTGGAAGCCTTCCTGGCGGCGGCCAAGTCGCAAAACAAGCCGCCCGGTCCGCCGCCGAGCCTCCACGCCCCGCCATCCTGGCGGCGCGACATCGACGACTACCTGCTCAACCTGAACGCCGCCGGTCAACGCCCAGCGACGATCCGGCTACGCAAGACGGTGCTGTGCGCAGCCGCCCACGGCCTCGGCCGCCCCCCCGCCGACGTCACCGCCGAACACCTCCTGGACTGGCTAGGCAAACAGCAGCACCTCTCCCCAGAGGGCCGCAAAACCTATCGCAGCACGTTGCGGGGCTTCTTCGTGTGGGCCTACGAAATGGACCGGGTGCGCGACTATGTCGCAGACTCCCTGCCTAAGGTGCGCTGCCCGAAACAGCCGCCCCGCCCGGCCGGCGACGACGTCTGGCAAGCGGCGCTGGCCAAGGCCGACCGTCGAATCGAGCTGATGATCCGCCTAGCCGGTGAGGCCGGGCTGCGACGCGCCGAAGCCGCCCAGGCGCACACCGGCGACTTGATGGACGGCGGGCTTCTCCTCGTTCACGGCAAAGGTGGTAAACGCCGTATTGTGCCGATCAGCGACTACTTGGCCGCGCTCATCCGCGACACCCCGCACGGCTACCTGTTCCCCAACGGCACCGGCGGCCACCTCACCGCCGAACACGTGGGAAAACTCGTCTCCCGGGCATTACCCGGTGACGCGACCATGCACACCCTGCGGCACCGATACGCCACCCGCGCCTACCGCGGCTCCCACAACTTGCGAGCTGTACAACAACTTCTCGGTCACGCCTCGATCGTGACAACAGAACGCTACACAGCGCTGTGCGACGACGAGGTGCGCGCCGCAGCAGCAGCCGCATGGTGAGTCGCCCTGGCGTTTGCTGCAGCCGATCGGCGTCACCCCCGACAGGCGGCTCGTATTCGGCCAGCGGCGGCTCGAGGCTGCACGGCTGCTCGGATGGGAGCGCATCCCGGTGCACGTGTGCCACACGATCGCCGACGTGGTCGACCGGGCCAAAGCCGAACGCTCCGAAAACACGCTTCGCAAGGATTTCACCCCCTCGGAGCTGCTCGCCGCTGGTCGCCGGATCGCCGAGCTGGAACGGCCGAAAGCCAAACAGCGGCAACGCGAAGGCGGCGACCATGGCCGCCAGGCTCGATATTCTGGCTTAGGCTCCATGGAGCCTAAGCCAGAATCAGAGCGCGATGCCCACAAAGCCGACACTGCCATCAGCGAAGCCCTCGGCATCTCCCGCGGCCACTACCAGCGGCTCAAACGAATCGACAACGCAACCCGCAGCGAAGCTGGCTACCGGGATGGTTTAAACGGTTGGAGCGGCTGACCGCCGGTGCCCGGGATGGGCCCCGGCGGCAACTTGTCCAACGGGCGACGCTCACGTCCACGCTTGCGCAGCTCATCTTCGGCGGCCTTGCGTGCCTGCTCAGCCTGGCGGCGCCAAGCCTCATAGCGACGCCGAATCTCCCTCTCAATCGCGCGCTGCACACCCATCCGGAACTGATCCTGGACACGCTGCTGCTGCCGAACCCAACGCTCAAGCTCACGCCGGTAGTCGTTGACTGATCTCGCCACCCAAAATCACCCCTCTTGACCCTCTTGGTTCTCTTTTTGGCGGCGTGGGCGACCCGGCACCCCTAAGTCTCCGGGCCGTGCGGGCCGCTGGGAGCCGAAAGGTTGCTAAAGTTCTCCCTTTTTGCCCGCACGACCCGAAAAGGGCCGCCCACGCCTGGCACCTACGCGGTGGTCTGCACCTTCAGCACGCGGAACGCATTGTCCACCAGCACATCAGAACCGACTCGGAACCAGCAGAAGAATCCGCGCTGTCCGGTCGGTCGGCGGTTGCCGCCGAACACGTGCGGCACCAGCTCCACCGTCGACCCGACCCGGTCGGTGATGATGAACTGCTTCCAGTCGCCAAGCACCAGCGGGTAATTGGTGGCGGTCACCGCCGCGTCCACGGTGTCCATGTTCGACACCTCCCAGATGTGTTTCCCGGCCAGCATCGGCGGGCTGGCGTGCAGCGATGGGAATTTCAGCGCCCCATTCGCGGTTTCCGCCTGGCGCAGCACGTTGATGGTGGACAAGTTCGCCGCGAACGCGCTGTTGGATTGAAAGCGCGGCGGCAACGCCGACTGCAGCGCGTAAACGTCGGCGGCTACAACGGCTTCCGTCCCCGCGCCGGTGACGGTGTAGTCCGCGGTGCCGGTCAGTGCGGAGACGAATCCGGNCCTGGACGCCGGGGTCAAGGTGGGCTGCTTCCGGCCGCCGACGGTGCCCGCGGGTACGTCGCGGCTGCGGCTGACCGCGCGCGCATCGCTGAACGCCGGCGAGCTCGAGCTGGCCCGGCGGGTGCTGACGGATGTTCTCGCCGTGGCGCGCCGTTGACGATCCTGGTCGTCACCGGGACCGGCACGGGGGTCGGCAAGACGGTCGTCTGCGCGGCGCTGGCGTCGGCCGCACGTCAGGCCGGCATCGACGTGGCGGTGTGCAAGCCCGTTCAGACCGGCACCGCCCGCGGTGACGACGACCTCGCCGAGGTCGGCCGGTTGGCCGGGGTGACCCAGCTGGCCGGCTTGGCGCGATATCCGCAGCCGATGGCCCCGGCCGCCGCCGCCGAACACGCCGGGATGGCGTTGCCCGCCCGCGATCAGATCGTGCGGCTGATCGCAGACCTGGACCGTCCCGGGCGGTTGACCCTCGTCGAGGGGGCGGGCGGGCTGCTGGTCGAACTCGCCGAGCCGGGCGTCACGCTGCGCGATGTCGCCGTCGACGTGGCCGCCGCGGCTTTGGTGGTGGTCACCGCGGACCTGGGCACCCTCAACCACACCAAGTTGACGTTGGAAGCGCTTGCTGCACAACAGGTTTCATGTGCAGGGCTGGTGATCGGCAGCTGGCCGGACCCGCCCGGGTTGGTGGCAGCCTCGAATCGGTCCGCGCTGGCGCGCATTGCTACGGTGCGGGCCGCTCTGCCCGCCGGGGCCGCGTCGCTGGATGCCGGGGACTTCGCGGCGATGAGCGCGGCGGCGTTCGACCGCAACTGGGTTGCCGGGCTGGTCGGCTGATGGTGCATTCGATCGAGCTGGTCTTCGACAGCGATACCGAGGCGGCGATCCGGCGCATCTGGGCGGGGTTGGCCGCCGCCGGCATACCCAGCCAGGCGCCGGCCAGCCGTCCGCACGTGTCGCTGGCGGTGGCCGAACGGATCGCCCCGGAGGTCGATGAGCCGCTGGGTGCGGTTGCCCGTCGGCTGCCGCTGGACTGCGTGATCGGCGCGCCGGTGCTGTTCGGGCGGGCCAATGTCGTGTTCACCCGGCTGGTGGTGCCGACCAGCGAGCTTTTGGCCCTGCATGCCGAGGTGCACCGGCTCTGCGGCCCGCACCTGGCGCCCGCGCCGATGGCCAACAGCCTGCCCGGTCAGTGGACCGCCCATGTCACCCTGGCCCGACGGGTCGGTGGTCACCAATTGGGGCGGGCGCTGCGCATTGCGGGACGGCCGTCGCGGATTGACGGTCGGTTCGCCGGCTTGCGCCGCTGGGACGGCAACACGCGTGCCGAGTACCTGCTGGGGTGAGGCGGGCCCAAAAAGCTTGATGGCGAAGGGGTTTGATCGCAACTTCGTCTTAATGGCCAGCTCGCGGGTTCGGGCGGGTGCTGGCCAGGTGGCGAGGACGCACGTCGATGTGGGGATGTCCAAAGATCTTCGCGGGCGGCGATTCTCACGGATCGTCGTGGTTGTCCTCGTCGTTGTGGCGTAGCAGCTTCTCGTGGTGGTGGAAGGTGTTGGTGCGGGGTTGGCCGTGGACTGCTGAAGAACATTCCACGCCAGGAGATCAACCATGACCACCACACCAGCACGTTTCAACCACTTGGTGACGGTAACCGACCTGGAAACGGGTGACCGCGCCGTCTGCGACCGCGACCAGGTGGCCGAGACGATCCGGGCGTGGTTCCCGGACGCGCCCTTGGAGGTGAGGGAAGCGCTCGTTCGGCTGCAGGCCGCGTTGAATCGGCACGAGCACACCGGCGAGCTCGAAGCGTTCCTGCGGATCAGCGTCGAGCACGCCGACGCCGCCGGCGGCGACGAGTGCGGCCCGGCGATCCTGGCCGGCCGCTCCGGGCCGGAACAAGCCGCCATCAACCGGCAACTCGGACTCGCCGGCGACGACGAGCCCGACGGCGACGACACCCCGCCGTGGAGCCGGATGATCGGGCTTGGCGGCGGAAGCCCAGCGGAAGACGAGCGCTGACGGTGAACACCGCGGCAACAGGACGCTGGGCGGTCCCACGGGCGGGGCATGGATAGCTTCCGGCCCATGGGCCGGAAGCTATCTCGGAGAAACAAATGGCGCCGCTGGCCGCCGGATCGCGGAGCTGGAGCGGCCGAAAGCCAAGCAGCGGCAGCGCGAGGGGCAGGATCATGGCCGCCAGGCTCGATATTCTGGTTTGGGGCCCATGGGCTACAAACCAGAATCAGAGCGTCATTCGACGAAAACAGACACTGCTATCGGCGCAGCCCTCGGCATCTCCGCCGGCACCTACCGGCGGCTCAAACGAATCGACAACGCAACCCACAGCGACGACAAAGAAATCCGCCGGTTCGCGGAGAAACAAATGGCGCCGCTGGTCGCCGGATCGCCGAGCTGGAACGCCCGAAAGCCAAGGAGCGCCAACGCGAGGGTGGTCGCCTCGGTGCATCGATCACCAATGCCGGCTTTGGTCCCATGGAACCAAAGCCGTCTCAGCGCCACACTGACAAGGAGGTAGGCGCAGCCCTCGGCATCTCCGCCGGCACCTACAAGCGGCTCAAACGAATCGACAACGCAACCCGCAGCGACGACAAAGAAATCCGCCTGTTCGCGGAGAAACAAATGGCGCCGCTGGCCGCCGGATCGCCGAGCTGGAACGGCCGAAAGCCAAGCAGCGGCAACAGGAAGGCGGCGACCATGGCCGCCAGGCTCGATATTCTGGCTTNAAGCCAGAATCGGAGCGTCGTTCGACGAAAACAGACACTGCTATCGGCGCAGCCCTCGGCATCTCCGCCGGCACCTACCGGCGGCTCAAACGAATCGACAACGCAACCCGCAGCGAGTTGGCGGCGTGGGCGGCCCGGCACCCCTAAGCAGAGGCCGCCCACGCCTGGCCCTATCCTACCTACGCGGTAGTCTCCACCTTCAGAACTCGAAACGCGTTGCGCACCAGCACATCTGATCCGACCCTGAACCAGGCGAAGAATCCGCGCTGCCCGGTCGGCCGGCGATTCGGCCCGAACAGGTGAGGCACCAACTCCACCATGGACCCAACTCTGTCGCCGATGAGGAATTGCTTCCAGTCGCCAAGCACCAGTGGATGATTCGTCGCTGTCACCGCCGAATCAACGGTGTCCATGTGGGAGACTTCCAGGACAGACTTCCCGGCTAGCATCGGCGGACTGTCGTGCAGCGATGGGAATTTCAGCGCGCCATTCGAAGTTTCCGCCTGCCGCAACGTGTTGATGGTGGACAAGTTCGCCGCGAACGCGGCGCTGGCCTGGAACCTTGGCGGCAGCGCCGACTGCAACGCGTAAACATCCGCCGCCACAATCGCTTCTGACCCCGCGCCGACGACCACCTGATCGGAGGTGCCGGTTAGCGCGCTGACGAACCCGGTGGGCTCGCCGTTGCCGGAGCCGTTGACGAACGCCGCGGCCTGCAGTTGCTCAACGCTGTCCGCGAGAATCTTGCCGATCTCGCCAACGAAGCTCGCCGCGTCACCCTCCAGCTCGATGGAGAACGGAATCCAGCAGCTTCCACGGTAGTTCGGCACCGCCGGCTGGGCCAACGCTGGCGAATCGTCGGACACCTCCTGGGCTTCGGAGTACCAACGAGCTTCGGCGCCTTCGGAAGTCACGCCCCGCCAAATCTCGGAGGTCGTTTGCACCACCCTCGCCACCTGCCGAATCGGGTTCGTCGACCCATCACCCGACAGCAGGATCGCCGGGTCCAGCGCCGCCGGGATCAGAAACCCGCCTTGGGTGTCCACCAGGCCCATCGCTCGCTGCTCGGCGGCCACCGCGGCAGCCTCACGCCACGCGGCCGCTTCCCGGTCGGTCCAAACCGTGTGCCCCGCAACAGGATTGGAAACCCGCTTGACGAACGCGCCCAAATAGTCGCGGCTGCCGGTGGCCGCCNCCGGTGCCCGGGATGGGCCCCGGCGGCAACTTGTCCAACGGGCGACGCTCACGTCCACGCTTGCGCAGCTCATCTTCGGCGGCCTTGCGTGCCTGCTCAGCCTGGCGGCGCCAAGCCTCATAGCGACGCCGAATCTCCCTCTCAATCGCGCGCTGCACACCCATCCGGAACTGATCCTGGACACGCTGCTGCTGCCGAACCCAACGCTCAAGCTCACGCCGGTAGTCGTTGACTGATCTCGCCACCCAAAATCACCCCTCTTGACCCTCTTGGTTCTCTTTTTGGCGGCGTGGGCGACCCGGCACCCCTAAGTCTCCGGGCCGTGCGGGCCGCTGGGAGCCGAAAGGTTGCTAAAGTTCTCCCTTTTTGCCCGCACGACCCGAAAAGGGCCGCCCACGCCTGGCACCTACGCGGTGGTCTGCACCTTCAGCACGCGGAACGCATTGTCCACCAGCACATCAGAACCGACTCGGAACCAGCAGAAGAATCCGCGCTGTCCGGTCGGTCGGCGGTTGCCGCCGAACACGTGCGGCACCAGCTCCACCGTCGACCCGACCCGGTCGGTGATGATGAACTGCTTCCAGTCGCCAAGCACCAGCGGGTAATTGGTGGCGGTCACCGCCGCGTCCACGGTGTCCATGTTCGACACCTCCCAGATGTGTTTCCCGGCCAGCATCGGCGGGCTGGCGTGCAGCGATGGGAATTTCAGCGCCCCATTCGCGGTTTCCGCCTGGCGCAGCACGTTGATGGTGGACAAGTTCGCCGCGAACGCGCTGTTGGATTGAAAGCGCGGCGGCAACGCCGACTGCAGCGCGTAAACGTCGGCGGCTACAACGGCTTCCGTCCCCGCGCCGGTGACGGTGTAGTCCGCGGTGCCGGTCAGTGCGGAGACGAATCCGGTGGGCTCGCCGTTGCCGGAGCCGCTGACGAACGCCGCCGCCTGCAGCTGCTCAACCGAATCCGCTAGGACGCGGCCCACCTCTGCGACGAATCCGGCGGCGTCACCCTCAATCTCGAGACTGAACGGAATCCAGCAGGAGCCACGGTAGCTCGGCACCGCCGGCTGGGCCAGCGTTGGCGAATCGTCGGACACCTCCTGGGCTTCGGAGTACCAATGAGCCTCGGCGCCTTCGGAGGTCACGCCCCGCCAAACCTCGGAGGTCGTTTGCACCACCCTCGCCACCTGCCGGATCGGATTCGTTGAACCATCACCCGACAGCAGAATCGCCGGATCCAGCGCCGCCGGGATCAAAAACCCGCCGGCGGTGTCCACCAAGCCCATTGCTCGCTGCTCGGCGGCCACCGCGGCCGCCTCACGCCACGCGGCCGCTTCCCGGTCGGTCCAGGTCGTGTGCCCCGCAACAGGGTTCGAAACCCTCTTGACGAACGCCCCCAGGTAGTCGCGGTTGCCGGTGGCCGCCAGCCAGCGCTGCGCCCACGACGTCGACTGCGGCGGCCCGGTGCGGCACAAGGTTTCCGCGGCTTCCGCCGCCCGCGACGACATCAGGCCATCGCGCACACAAACGTCCAGTGTGCGAAACGCGGTGTCGCGCAACGAGTTGCCCGGCGGCGCGTCGCCGTCGTCGCCGCCGGTGGGAGCACCGGGCACCACCCTCAGCTCACCGGCCCGGCAGCGGCGCAGCGCCTCCTCGGACGCCTGGCCCTATCCTACCTACGCGGTAGTCTCCACCTTCAGAACTCGAAACGCGTTGCGCACCAGCACATCTGATCCGACCCTGAACCAGGCGAAGAATCCGCGCTGCCCGGTCGGCCGGCGATTCGGCCCGAACAGGTGAGGCACCAACTCCACCATGGACCCAACTCTGTCGCCGATGAGGAATTGCTTCCAGTCGCCAAGCACCAGTGGATGATTCGTCGCTGTCACCGCCGAATCAACGGTGTCCATGTGGGAGACTTCCAGGACAGACTTCCCGGCTAGCATCGGCGGACTGTCGTGCAGCGATGGGAATTTCAGCGCGCCATTCGAAGTTTCCGCCTGCCGCAACGTGTTGATGGTGGACAAGTTCGCCGCGAACGCGGCGCTGGCCTGGAACCTTGGCGGCAGCGCCGACTGCAACGCGTAAACATCCGCCGCCACAATCGCTTCTGACCCCGCGCCGACGACCACCTGATCGGAGGTGCCGGTTAGCGCGCTGACGAACCCGGTGGGCTCGCCGTTGCCGGAGCCGTTGACGAACGCCGCGGCCTGCAGTTGCTCAACGCTGTCCGCGAGAATCTTGCCGATCTCGCCAACGAAGCTCGCCGCGTCACCCTCCAGCTCGATGGAGAACGGAATCCAGCAGCTTCCACGGTAGTTCGGCACCGCCGGCTGGGCCAACGCTGGCGAATCGTCGGACACCTCCTGGGCTTCGGAGTACCAACGAGCTTCGGCGCCTTCGGAAGTCACGCCCCGCCAAATCTCGGAGGTCGTTTGCACCACCCTCGCCACCTGCCGAATCGGGTTCGTCGACCCATCACCCGACAGCAGGATCGCCGGGTCCAGCGCCGCCGGGATCAGAAACCCGCCTTGGGTGTCCACCAGGCCCATCGCTCGCTGCTCGGCGGCCACCGCGGCAGCCTCACGCCACGCGGCCGCTTCCCGGTCGGTCCAAACCGTGTGCCCCGCAACAGGATTGGAAACCCGCTTGACGAACGCGCCCAAATAGTCGCGGCTGCCGGTGGCCGCCAGCCAGCGCTGCGCCCACGAGGTGGACTGCGGCGGCCCGGTGCGGCACAAGGTTTCCGCGGTCTCCGCCGCCCGCGACGACATCAGGCCGTCTCGCACACAAGAATCCAGTGTGCGAAACGCGGTGTCCCGCAACGAGTTGCCCGGCGGCGCGTCGCCGTCGTCGCCGCCGGTGGGAGCGCCGGGCACCACCCTCAGCTCACCGGCCCGGTAGCGGCGCAGCGCCTCCTCGGCTTCGCGGCCGCGGCGGCGCTGCTCCGCCCGCAGTTCCTCGGCGTGGCGCGTCAGCGCCTGAAAACGCTGCGCCGCCTCACCGGTCAGGTCGCCGGCGACACTGTCGAGGAGCTGCTTCGCCGCGTCACGGGTTTCAGGTAAAGAGAGGTTTTTGATGTCGTCGAATTCGGTCATAGATTGTTCACCAATCGAGTAGGGACAGCCAGGCTTCGGCTGTCGAACGGGAAACGACTGTAAGCGATTCCGCGCGCACCCCGGCGATTTGTGCCCCCGAATAGGCCGGAACGCCGGTTAGGGAAACCTCTAACAGCGCCGCTTCGACGCGCACCAGCACATCCCCTTCGCGACGGTCCCGGATCGGTCGGAAACCCACCGAAAACGAGTCGACGACACCAGCTTTTACGTTCGCCAAAGCCTCGTCGCCGTCCGGGGTGTCCGCAATCTCGAACGCCCCGAACAAGCCGTGAGGCTCCTCCCGCAACTCAACGGCCCGGCCCACCGGGTAGCGGGTTCGAGCGTCGTGAGAGACCAGCAGCTTCAATTTGTGGCCGCGCTCGGCGATGGAGCGCCGAAAAGCGCCAGGAGCGAACATTTCCTGGAACTCGCCGTCGAAGTCGCGGACGGTGGTCGCCTCGTTGTAGGGCACGATGGTGCCGTGCACGGTTCGGCCTTCGCCAGACCGCAGCTCGGCCATGCGGAAAAGGATGCTACTCAAAATTCGGCCACCACCTAGCAGACGCAAGAAACGCGCGGAATCGCTTGTGGCGCATGGCGGCCGCTATCCGGGTTCCAGCCGCCCCGCGGCGACTGCCCGGCGTCGGCGGATGCCGAGATGCCAAACTCGATTGTATCACACACAAAAGGTCATCACCGGTCCGGGGCAAACGGGTTGAGCCCGTCGCCGTCGTCGCCCGGCGCCACCGCCAGTCGCTGCTCGGCGGCCGGGGTCAGGCCAAACTCGGAGGCCAAGCGCAGCAGATGCATGCGCGCCGTCTCCGCAACCGTCACCGCCGGGTTCCGGTGCACGACACCGGATTTCGGTGAGGTAATTGTGAGGCCTTCGGCGCGGACCCGCTGAACCGCCGCGACGTAGACGGACCAGGTCTCGCAGTACGCGGACAGGAGCGCCCGATCCTCAGGTTTGAGCAGGTCAAGCCGCTCCAAAGTCGGTGCGACGCGCCGCCATTCGGCCAGCGCCTCGGCGTCGAGCCAGTCCGGGGCATCCGGTGCCTGACGGATAAACTTCGGCGACTCGGGGACTTTCCGGCCGCCGGAATCGCGGCCGGGGGAGCGGCCCTCAACCAGTTTGAGCCGGGCCGGTTTCGGTGGTCTTGGCATCGGTCCTCCCATCAATTTTTAGTCTAGGTAATGAGCGTGCATGCGCGCCGGCACCGTGGCGGTGTCCGGGCTGGGCCTGGTCACGATGGCGACCCCGCCCCCTGGTCGTCGTCCTGCTCGATAGGTCGGGCGTCTCGCAGCGGGTCGTTGCCGGGATACGACGCGTGGAAGGCAAGCCAGTCACGATCGGCATGGACAAGAACATTGCCTCCGGCTTCGAGGTAGGCGTTCTCGGTGTCGCCGCGGAGGATAAGTGTTCCGTCTTTCGCGAAGGATTCGAGTGCTTCGACCGCCGCATCGGGTGAGCAACCCGTCTGCGAGCAGACAACCTGGACTGCCAGCTCGTGCATCAGTTGTCGTTCGTCGTTGGTCAGGGGCCGGTTGATCGGGGTCACTGGTCGACCTCTATGGTGTCGTCGGTGCTGTCGGCGACACCCTCGGCGATTAGGAACGGGCACGGCTTACCGACGTCGACGGGACAGTTCGCGCGCTTCCATTTGTTGTCGGCGACACCCATGACGGGTTCGCCGGTCTGCAGGTTCGGCAGGATGATGTACGGCACGGCGTCACCACAGCGTTTGCAGGTCGCCATACCGACATCGGCGTTGAAAGCCATGTCGGCGATTCGTCGCCGCAGTTCGGCGTGGTCGGGGGTTTCAGCCATGGCTTGTGTCCTTTCAAGCAGGGTTGGTAAGTGCGGTTCTGGCGGCATTGAGCTGCTGTTGCAGTATCGGGCATCCGGTTGGGGCGTCGGGGTGCAGCACTTTGGATAAAGCCCTGTACACGGCGGGTGTCCGCTGGGGTCCGACCGCCCGGAACAACGCTTTGGCCCAGTCGGTGCACTGCTGTTGCGCCGGGTCGGCGGGTCCGGTGACGGTGTGGCCGTGGTAGCGCAGCTCGGCGGCCAGCAGTGGGGTCCAGTCAGCGTCGATGAACCAGCAGCGGGTGTGCGCGGACCAGGAGCGGGCATAGGCGGGGATCGTGGACTTGATCAACGACACGATCGCAGAGTCGTAGGCGAATCGGACGCTGTGCCGACCGCCGGATGCCGGGGTGATCGCGACAGCGGTCATGCGGCACCGCCGGTGTTTGCTGGTTTGGCGGTACAGTCCGCCCGGTGGCGGCCGTGAACGGCCAGGTAGGTACCGCATCCTGGGCAGAACGGCACGGCAGGCCGTGACGCATGTGACGTTTGCGCGGTATAACCGCCATACGTGCGCGCGCGTAGGCGAACCTGGAAATGCGTCACATGCGTCACGTTAGGTGTGCTAATCATCGAAATCATCGGCCCCTCTCACCGCTATTCCGGCCCGCCAACGACCATCACGGGCCTTGTCAGTGACCGGGTATCCGTGGGTGTCGAGCGACTGGCCGAACGCTTTGCGCGAGATTTCGGGTACGCCTTCTTGCACCCGCCACCTTTGCCACGCCTCGAACAGATGCGTAGTAGTGGCTTTCAGCACCGGCGAGCTGGTGACGCATTCGTCGTCGATGAACCTCTTTATCGTGTCGGAGTCCTCGCGGTAATTCGACGTTGCCGCGAGCACCGCGTCCGGCTGGGATAGTCCGATTCGCTGATAGTCGCTCCATCCGGCCACCGCCCAGGACAGGATGCTGTCGGCCTCCAACTGCAACCGTGCGTCCAGTTCCCGGTCCTGCTCGTCGGCAGGAATCACTACTTCAAACGGCACCACTCGAATTCGCCGCCAGATGGCCGTATCATCGCCGGGCACTCTCGGTAGGTGGTTGGTGATGAGCAGTGGGGTATGTGACGGCGTGAATTCCACGAAGTCTTGCCGCATCTTTCGGGCGCGGATGGTGTCGCCGCCAGTCAGCCGTTTTATCGTTGATTCGGCCAGCCGGCGATCTTTTTCGCTCTCGGATACCGCTACCCATCGCACGCCGCGGAGGTCCATTTCGCCTGTTGGGTGAGCGTTTTCCCGGTGCATGAAAAGGTCAGGCTCAGCGGTGCAGGCATAATCGCCAAGGGCATAGCGAATCGCCTTGTCGAACACAGATTTTCCGTTGGCACCTACACCGATAAGAATCGCCAGGACATGTTCGCGGACGGTGCCTAGTAGGCCGACGCCGGCCAGGCGTTGCACGAACCCGCGCACACCTTCATCGGGCAGAACGCGGGTCAAGAACGCTTGCCAGAGAGGCGATTCGGTGTCGGACTGGTAGGCTACCGCGGCATATCTTTGTGATGCGGTCAGCGGGCGCGTGGGGCCGCAATTTGAGCGTGTGCAGGTCCAGCGTCCCATTCGCGACGTTGAGCAAGTGCGGGTCGCTGTCGAGGTCGGCTACCGTCGCGGCGAATGGTACCAGTGCGGCGGCCAGGTCGAGCACGCCGGCCACGCCGGACGCCGATTCGCATTTTCGGACGTCGGCGCGTAATTCCTTGTCGTTGAGGCTGTCTGAGAGCGCTTGGCGCAGCTCTGCCAGCACTGCACGTTTGGCTTCGCCGCGGTCGTCGGCTGCCCAGCGTCTGCCGTCCCAGGAGTGCCAGCCGATCCCGGCCACGTGCAGCAGCTTGTCCTGGTAACGTTCGGCTAGCCGGTAGGCGATTCGGGCTTGGCCGCGATGAACTTGCGTCGGTTTGCCACCGTCGTCGATGAGCACGTGCCCGTCCCGGTCGATCCAGGGGGCGTCGGGATAGTCGGTGCCGTAGGGGATGTCGGCCATCACGCCACCCCCGCCCGCGGGATGTACACGCCGCGCCGTCGGACGATCTCGCGGGCGATGCCGGGCCAGTCGGCGGCCGCAGATACGTCACGTGACGCCTGCGCCATCGCCTCCTGGCACGTCTCTACCCTCAGAGCCCAGTGCCGGGCTGCGTCGCAGATCGCGGCCCATTTGCGAGGATCGGCGTCGTCGAGCTGACGCCAGGCCGGTGTGCCGGCCATCGGCCACGACCCGGCAGCATCCAGGACCGGCGCGACATGCTCGTGCACCGACCACCACGACACGGCGCGTGACGCGGTAGGATCGGCGCTAGACGGTGTGGCGACTGTCGCGGGTGCCCGGTCCTCCGTGGCCGGGCATCGTCGCGTCGGCGGCGACCCGCCGGCGCCGGCGGTCAT